AAGCGGCAGCAGTTTTGAACAACGGCTTCTCTTCTGCCTACACAGGCGGTGATGGCGTTTCTTTGTTCTCTACAGCGCATCCTTTGGTCTCTGGCGGTACTAACGGCAACACTCCCACAACTCAAGCAGACTTGAACGAAACTTCGTTGGAAAACGCAGTTATCGCTATTGCCGCTTGGACTGATGAGCGTGGTTTGCTAATTGCTGCTAAACCTCAGAAGTTGGTTGTTCCTCCTGCTCTCCAGTTCGTTGCAACTCGTTTGCTCGAAACTGAATTGCGTGTTGGTACAAACAACAACGACATCAATGCAATCAAGAACAACGGTTCGATTCCAGATGGTTACACAATTAACCACTTCTTGACCGACACCAATGCTTGGTTCTTGACAACCGATGTTCCTAACGGCATGAAGCACTTTGTTCGTACCCCATTGTCTAACAGCATGGATGGCGACTTCGATACTGGTAACGTCCGTTACAAGTCTCGTGAGCGTTATTCATTCGGCTGGTCTGACCCATTGGGTATGTACGGTTCTTCTGGTTCGTACTAAAAATAAAGGGGGTTTAAACGCCCCCTTTTTCTTTTTTTGTTGTATATTTAAAACATCTGGGTGATTGACTCTATCGGACTGCCCCAGCAGACGATGCAACGATTGATAGAGTTACTTTTGCATAAGGACTTTTTGTCATGGCACGTTCCACATTTGAAGGCCCAATCCTTGCTGGTACACAGCGTTTTGGCATTTTCCGTAACGTAGGTTACGCAAGTCTCGTTCAATCAGCGACTTTAAACATCGCTAACACCACAGCAAACACTGCTGGTTTTGGTGGTTCTTCTGGTCAATTCATTGACTCAAACGGCATTCCTAACGGCTATACAACCGTTTACACGCCCAACTCTTCTTCTACTACGCTAACTGCAACCAGCATTCCTGCTGACTCTGCTACCGTGTATCGTGGTTTTGTTGCATACCTACCAGCAGGTAGCCGTATCAATGACATCTTTGTAGATATTGGTGTTATTACTACCTTTACCAGCGGTTCTTTGACTTCTATCCAAGTTAACGTTAGCAATGACTATGTTGCTGCCGCAGGTACTTGCACATACGCACAAACAGCAGTATTGACTTCTCCAGCAGTGGGTCGTCAATCATTCAATGCGTTTACTGCGACTCAGTTGGCTAACCAGCAATCCACTTCTACTGACATCGTTCAGTCAAATGGCGAGCCTAACTTGTCTCAAGTTGTGTTTACTGTGGCATCGATTAACGGTACTAACGTAGCAATCACTGGTGGTACTTACTACTTCACTATCCGCTATACACAGCCTGATGGCAACATCGGTACAACTACTACTTACCCATACGGTAACTTCGATTAATTCTTAGCGGGGAGGCAACTCCCTGCTTTAACTTTTTAGGAGAATTAATATGATGCAAACTGACGTTCTATCCGCTCACCTGAGTGCGGCTGGTTCTTACTATGTAGGGCGTACACGGCTAAAAGGTATTGTTGTCAGCCCAAAAGCCAGCACAGCCGCAACATTTGAAATTAGAAATGGAGGCGCTACTGCCAACGTTATCTACACAATGGATATAGCAAGTCTTGGTACTCCAAATACTTTCTATATCTTGATTCCCGGTGAAGGCATCTTGGCTTCTACGGGGCTATATCTAACATTGAGTGTTGGTTCTGTAACTGGTATTACGGTGTTCTATGGCTAGTCCCGCATGGACTCGCAAGGAAGGCAAGAACCCCAATGGCGGTTTAAACGCCAAAGGGCGAGCCTCTGCGAAGAAAGAAGGTCACAACTTGAAACCGCCTCAACCAGAGGGCGGCTCAAGGCGAGACTCTTTTTGCGCCCGAATGAGCGGGATGAAAAAGAAATTGACATCCGCAAAAACAGCGAACGACCCGAACTCTAGGATTAACAAAAGTCTTAGAGCGTGGAACTGCGCTGAAGGTGGCTATATATCAAAAGCAGATGGTATAGCCCAGCGTGGCAAGACCCGTGGAAAGATTATTTGACAATGAAAAAAGTCAAGAAGTACTCTGGCGATGACGATGAGTCGTTAGTTCGTCCTTATACTGGGAAGTACAAACAAGGTTCAGCCGAAAGTACTTCGGCAGGACTTCGTGCTGAAAAAAACGGTTTGTCTTTACAAACTAATCTAGGCAAGACAGAACAAGAAAACATTGGTGGCTCTAAACGGGAAGACTATTCCCCAGCCAACATAAGAGCAGCATACAGACAACCTATTGGAGAAGGCTCAGTTTCCGCTGGAATCTCCCGTTCTAATTTAGACCCACACACGCAGTTTAGAGAACTAAGAGGCGATATGCCTTTCCTTGGTGGACGCTTGTCTGGGGGTTTAAACGAGGTTGTTAACCGTGGTGAAAAGGTTGGCAGCGGTAAAAACATTAACTACAGCCGAGACATTGGGTCTGGGAAATTGATGGCTTCCCTTGGAAAGAGTGGACAAGATAAGTCTGCAAACCTTTCCTACCAAGTTCCTTTTTCTAAAGGCGGCAAAGTTACCGCCTCCAAAAGAGCAGACGGTATAGCACAACGTGGTAAAACACGTGGAAAGATATACTGATGGACGTTAATTTAATTTGGTCAGCCGTCCTCTCCATTGTGATGGGTGGCTTTGGCTTTTTTATCAGGGAAAAACTTTCCCAAGTAAAAGATGTAGGCGAAGACATTAAGCGTGTTGAGCGTCTTTTAAATATTACCCGTGAGGAGATTGCCCGTGATTACATTACTCAAGCAGAAGTTCAACGGATTACTGACCACATTGACCAACGCTTTAACAGGCTTGAAGCAAAAATTGACCAACTTATTCAAGCGGGAAGATAATGCCGAGCGTAAGTAAGAAGCAACACAATTTCATGGCTGCGGTGGCTAACAACCCAGCGTTTGCTAAGAAAGCAGGAGTCCCACAGTCAGTGGGTAAAGAGTTTAGTAAAGCCGATAAAGGCAAAACATTTAAGAAGGGTGGCGAAATGAAAAACGCAGACTTAGCACAAGACAAGAAAATGATTAAACGGGCAGTTGCTATGCATGACAAGCAAGCGCACAAAGGTGAGCACACCAATCTGTCTAAACTTAAAAAAGGCGGTAACGTCAAAAAAATGGCGGCTGGCGGTATGCCTGACCCACGTATGGCTGCAATGATGGCTAAGAAACGTGCTATGGCTGGCGGTCAACGTTCTGCTATGCCCGCTGGAATGGCTCCATCTGGCGCTCCTGCTCCTACTATGCCAATGAAAAAAGGTGGCAGCACCAAGAAGATGGCTGGCGGTGGCATGACTAGCATGGGCAAAGTTAAAACTAATCCCGGTAACATCAATGGCGTTGCGTCTAAAGGTTTGACCAAAGGCAAAATGGTCAAAATGGCTGGTGGTGGCTCTGGCAAAAAATACTGTTAAGGAGTTAACATGAAAAAAAGACGTTATGACGATGGTGGCTTAACCGATGCTATGGAAATGGCAAACAGTTCAGAAGAGTCACAAGCAATAGCAAATGAAGACAGGGGCGATACTATGCTCAAGGCTATGCGTGATGAGGCTGCAAAGCCAAAAATGACAAAGCCAAAAACAATACCATTTGCTGAAAAAGCAAAAAAGGCTAACTTTACTTCCGCTGAAACTGGCGGTGGTGCGGCTTTGATGTATCGCAAACCAACTGCCGCTCCTTCTGCCCGTTCAACTGAGACACGCAAGAAAAGCAGTGGTAACACTGTTGACTTTGCTGGTACTGGCTTGGGTATGGCTAAAGGCGGTATGACCGCATCTAAGCGTGGCGATGGTATTGCTCAACGTGGCAAGACTCGTGGAACTATTATTGCTTGTGGCGGTGGCTACATGAAGGGCAAAAAGTGAGAGCCAGTCGTGGTATGGGCGCTATTAGCCCTTCCAAGATGCCCAAAGGCGTTAAAACCGCTCGTAGGGATGACACCGACTTTACTCAATATAAAGAAGGCGGGAAGGTTAATGCCGCTGGCAATTACACAAAGCCAAGTCTTCGCAAGAGGATTTTGTCTCAAGTAAAAGCCGCAGCCACGCAAGGTACAGGTGCAGGACAATGGTCTGCACGTAAAGCACAGTTAGTTGCCAAGAAATACAAGGCAGCGGGTGGAGGATATAAAGATTGAAAGCGCCACAGCAATCCCTTAAAGATTGGGGCGACCAGAAGTGGCGTACCAAGTCGGGAAAGCCATCGTCAAAAACAGGCGAGCGCTATTTGCCAGAGGCGGCAATCAAGTCTTTAAGTTCTAAAGAGTATGCGGCAACGACAAAAGCAAAGCGAGCAGGTAAAGCCAAGGGCAAACAGTTTGTAGCCCAGCCAAAAAGCATAGCGAAGAAAACAGCAGGGTTTAGATAAATGGCAAATACTAGCGGAACATCAACGTTTAACCTCGATTTCAATGAAATTGCGGAAGAGGCGTATGAGCGTTGTGGAATTGAAATGCGTACTGGCTACCAGTTACGCACCGCTAGGCGTAGTCTTAACCTGATTACGATGGATTGGGCTAGTCGAGGCATCAATTTGTGGACGGTAGAAGAGGGCGAGATACCGCTTGTAACGGGTCAGGTAGCCTACCCCCTTCCCGTGGACACAATTGACCTCCTAGACCACGTTGTACGCCAGAATCAAGGCACTACAAACCAGATTGACATCAGTA